ATGATAAGACTGACGCAAAAACTGACCACTATTCTATTGCTACGGGAAAAGAAATGAAGATAGGTGAAAAAGGGTTAGCCCTAATTAAAGAATTTGAAGGTTGTAAGCTGCAAAGCTATAAATGCCCAGCAGGTGTTTGGACGATTGGCATAGGCTCAACGCGCTACGCTGATGGCAGTCCAGTGAAAGCAAATCAAGCGCTGCCAGCAGAAGCGGCGGCTATGCAGCTATTAGCGCATACGGTAGGCGCGTATGAACATACGGTTAACGCTATTGGTGTGCCGCTTACGCAAAACCAGTTTGACGCGCTTGTTAGCCTCTGCTATAACATTGGCAGCGGGAATTTAATTTCGTCAACGCTTGTTAAGATGTTAAAAGCAGGTGATAGTAAAGCAGAAGTAGCAAAACAGTTCCTTAGATGGAACAAGGCCGCCGGTAAAGAATTAGCCGGTTTAACGCGACGCAGAAATGCAGAAGCAGAGTTATTTTTAGGACACGATGATGAATAATCCATTTAAAGATTTAGTAGAACACGTCAGCCACGTTGTAGAAAGTGTGGCTGAGGTTGCAGAGGAAGTGGTAGAACATCCAGTTGAAGCTGTTATTGATATTGTTGAAGTAGTTTCTTAAGCTAGCAGTTCATCACGCTCACGATTAGCGCGAAGTATGCAGTAGCGCTGATGCAAACGTACCAAAATAGAGCGTCTACGTTTACCGTGACGCTCTGACTCAATCATCACCTGTAATTCACCTTCTGTGTAAGTATTCAAATTAAAGAAGATGTCACGCCATGTTAAGTTGTTCATTTTAATTCCTCTAAGGCAATATCTGAAATTGCACGTTTGTCATGTAGACTTGCAAATATGCGCTCGTCTACGGTTTTGTCTGTTAGCAGTACATAGCAATATACGGCGTTCTTTTGTCCACTACGGTGCAATCGTCCAATGGTCTGCTCATATCTATCAAGTGACCAAGGAAGCGACAGGAACACCATTTTACTGCCGCCAAATTGAAGGTTTAGCCCATGCCCTGCTGACTTAGGGTGGACGAGTAGCAATTCTACTCGCCCTGCGTTCCACGACGAGATGACGCCTTGCTGGTCAATTGTCCGCGCATTAGGGTATCGGCGTTTAAGTTCTTCAAGCTCTGCTTGAAAGTTGTACACAATAATCGTATTGGCGTGTTGGTTCTCCTCAAGTATTTCGTCTAGTCGGTCAAACTTGTGGCGCGAGAACCATGCGGCGGGTTGCCCTTCAATATACGAAAACCCGCTAGCCATTTGTTGCAGTTTGTTCACCACCACAGCGGCGTTAACCGCTATGATTTCTTTTTCTTCGTAATACACCACAAAGTCTTTTTTCATCTCTTTGTACTGCTTCATGTCCATCGCGCATTTGACTGGCACAACGTTAAGCGGAGGCAAAGTATCCATATACTCTTGCGTGTCGATAAGATACGTTGCAGGCTTAATTTCTGCCATTACATCACGCAGTGAAGTGGACTTGGCTACCCACTCACCAAAGTCTTTGTTGAGCAGTACAAAATACTTTTGAAGAAACGCGGTCTTGGATTTTCCAAGAAGCGACGCGTCTACTATCTTGCATTGCCCAAACACGTCCTCAAGTCCGTTGCTGGTAAACGAGCCGGTAAGCCCCCATTTAACTTTAAAGTCTTTAATTAACCCAAATAGCGCTTTAAAGCGTTTGCCTGAAGGATTCTTTAGCACCGTCAACTCATCAAATACAATGCCATCAAATCCTATTAGCGGAGGCGTTGTTTGCAGCGTATCGTAATTAGTCACTACTACCTGCGTTGGTTTGTTGAACGCTATCAACCGCTGCGCGTAAGAGCCAACGGCGATAGATATTGTCAGATTTGGCGCCCACTTGGCCGGCTCTATCGTCCACACGTCCGTGCAGACACGCTTTGGCGCTATCACTAAGAACCGGCGTACTCTCCCCGTGTCGAGCGCCTCCTTCATGGCGGTTAGCGTTATCGCTGTTTTGCCTGCCCCCACTGGGGCGAGAATCATGCCCTTGTCTATTTGGCTCAAAAAGGCAACAGCTTCTATCTGATTGGGTCTTAGCATTGATAAATTTCCATCTTAAATACGCCGTTTGTGGGTGGTCTGCCATCATTGGGATGGTGCAGCATGGGGTATAGCATATCCATACCCCATTCATCGTTTTGAGCTTTGGCTTCATCTATCCCGCCAAGGTAGCACAAAGTCGCTAACCTTTAGGGGGATAAACGGTACAGAATCTAGCCACTTAAGCAAATTCATGTAGTTTTCCATATCTTCGTCACGAAGGCCTTTAATGGTTGGGTCTTGGTCAACAGGGCCACTTTTAAATGCGTACATTAGAAATTCTCCAATTTGATTAATCTGTCTAAATACCATCTTGCTTTGCGTAAATCTTCAACACCGCCTTTTTCTCTAAAGCGCCATTGATACTTAAAAACATTACCGCGCAAATACCCACGAAATTCATCTTGCGTAAGCATTGCTTCCATCGCGTCGATGCACTGCATCTTGTCGCCTTGATAATGTGCTGGCGCGTTTACACTATCGCTCTCATGTACACTGTCACCTCTTAACATAGCGTCATCTCCCAACGTTTAGGCACTAAATAGTGCGTTCTTAGAAACTCCATAAAATGCGCATTGCGACGTTTACCCATTGGGCGTTTAGGTTTGCTTCTGGTTTCTTCGTCACGTTGTTTTTTAGCAAGCAATTTAGCGCAGTTCTGTTCTAATAAACTTTTTTTAAAATACGCGCGAGAATACCCATTCTCTATTCGACGAATAAACGGTTCTCCGCGCATGAGCGCTGACACGCTAGGGTAGCGCAAATCGTTTTCGTCGCAAAAGTCAATCATGGTCATTTCATCTTCGCCTGCTTTAATAACCTTGATGTTACTAATGCTTAGGTTGCACGGGTTGCCGTCTAAATACTCTACTGCGTCAGTATGTTCGGGATACCATCCATAAGCTAAAAACACGGCAATCTTCCACGCTAGAAAGTAGGAGTGCATACCGCTTTTCTTGACGTTAATGGTGGCGTTTTTGTTTTTCCAACTAAGCGCGGCAGGCGTATTTGCGCCGCCTTTGTAAAAGTGACCTGTTGTGCTGTTGTATCGTATCGCGCTTCTTATAATCTCTAAATCTTTATCTTTCATTTCCACTTACCACGTCAAAAAATCGTAATCTGTCGTTCATCGATAGGTTGTTTAGTGCTTTGTATAGCTTGCGCGTTTCGCCGTTGTGCTGACGTACCAAGCGCCGGCATCTAGCACGAAAGCGTTGCTCGTTAAGCTCATTAATTAAGCCAAGCGTAAACACTTCGCTAGTAAATCTGTCTTTTAAAAAAGGGCTAAGCCCTATAAATATTTGTGAAATGTTCATCTTTGGTGCCGTATATCATTAAAAATGGGTCTTCGTTCTTTGCAACGGTCGCACTCGCGGTAACCAAGGCTATTATATATGCGCCAATGGTCATGTTTACAGTCAACCGTTGTTGGCGCGGGTGTTACTGGAGATACAGGTTTAACTAATGACATAGCCAAATTCCTGTTAAAAATAGTATCCCGATATAAAACATGAGCGCCGCAATGTCATCGATTTGCATTACCCTTCCTCCAGTGCGCGAAGCATTAGTTTTAACTGCTCTATTTCTTTGAGGAGTTGAAGTTTAATTTTCTTCAATTCTTTTTTGTTCTTTTGCGCCATTTCTAATCTTTTAAAGCATTCGTCTTTGGTCATTTTGCTACCTCTTTTGCTATACGCTCACCAATCCACGCAACCACTGGTACTGCCCAGCTATTGCCTAATGCTTTATATCGTGGCCCATCTGGACAATTCTCAGCGGATTTATTACGCCAAGGTATCTGTGTATAACCGTCTGGGAAACCTTGCAGGCGTTCACATTCTGTGGGTGTTAATCTGCGTACTGCCATTTCATAACCTACAAATTCACGCTCACCACCTTGCCGTGAACCTTGACCTTTGTAATATGACGCATCAAGTGGGCCTGCTACATCAGACATGGTGCAGATACCATGCACACCCGTTGCGTTTAATGTGTATTGCAATTCTTCTTGACTACCTATGCCATTTCCACCGTTATGGTCTTGTCGATTGATAATGTTTTCTGCAATACCATAAGTAACTGGAATATTCCCACCACCACTACCATAAGTTGCTGACATCGTTGGTAGCACATCACCTACATTTTGAACTCTAGCGTCTTGAGCGTGCATCTCATATACCGATTTAAAATTCTCATAAGTAACTAAATCAGTCGCATCTTTATAATCGCGAGCAGCGCAAGTGCTTGCAACATCTTCTGTGCTATATTCACCTATGCGTTGTTTGTTGTATGCTCTAACGCTTTCTTCAACATTGGTGGCAACTGTTTCCCTCTTGTTTCTGCCCGGCGCAGTATCCCTGCGCAAGCCGTCGAACTCAAAAAGAACTTCTGCGGGATTGAACCCGTCTCTAGCACTTGCGACAACAAACACACGTTTGCGTCGTTGGGCCAGTCCGAAATATTGGGCATCGAGGACGCGCCACGCGACTGCTCTTTTGGGTCCAAGCACACAACCAGCGTTTGTCCATTTTTTCCCTGCTGGCTTAAGCTCACCATCTTCGCCTGCGAGTCCAGCCAGAAAACATCCAAACGCGTTGTCTTTGGTGCTGAGGACTCCGGGGACGTTTTCCCAGAAGATAATTGCAGGTGTAGTTCTAACTGAGTCGATTGCATTAGCTATCTCACAAAATGTTAATGATAAATTTCCTCTTGCATCATCAAGAGAATTTCGGTTGCCAGCAATACTAAATGCTTGGCATGGTGTTCCTCCACAAAACACATCTGGTGCTTCAATTTCACCAGAAAGAATTTTCTCTGGTAGCAGAGTCATATCACCAAGGTTTGGCACATCTGGATAATGATGTGCTAACACTGCTGATGGGAATGGTTCTATCTCAGCAAGCCAAGATGCGCTCCATCCAAGTTTATGCCATGCAACGCTTGCGGCTTCAATGCCGCTACATACGCTTCCAAATTTCATTTTGACACCATATTACCTTGCACATCGCGCGTCATTTCATAGACGCCATACACTTTGTTGTCACGAAGCATAAATTCGCCAATGTTAGTTTTAATAATGTTTTGATATTGTCTGTGTGTTGCGTAAATTGTTAACGTTGACGCAACAGCGCCGATTAGAAACGCGCCAATGGCTATGTATAAAAGTTCATCTTTCATTTTTTCTTTCCTTTAATTAGCGCTTTGATTTCATCTAAATCGGTAACGCGCCACAAGAATGAGGGTGCGCCTGCTTCGGAGAATCGTTTACTGCCGATTGGAAATACACCTGACCGGCGAATATGGTAATCCATGCCTGAGCGACTGATTTTATATTGCTCACAGTATTTTTTTATTGTTGTTTCAGTCATTCTACTACTCCCATAGCACTGTCGTTACAGACAGCCATAATGACCCGTGTGGGGCGTTTACTCATTTGATACGCGCCAATGACAAGGCCCCATTCTTCACGCGCGTTTGTACACGCTTTCATCGAATCATACGGTATGGTGTTGGTCGTGTACGCAATCGTTTCGTGCGTAGTCGTTTTGCCGCGTTTGTCGATATTAATATCGACGGTTAAAAACGATAGTGTTAAAACTAACGATGCGCTCATCTCATCACCTGCTTCATGATTTTACGAAGGCGTGTAATTTCAGTTAGCGCATTGAGGTGCAAACGCGCCATAACTAAGAAGCAAAACAGCATAATAAGGTATGCTAAATTGCTTTCATCGAGGTATTGTAAAAATTCAATCATTATTTTCTCTCCAGTTGTTAATATCTTCTTTGCTCCAAAGACAAGCGTACTTTTGATTAAGTTTGCCCATGTCTGATGCAAAAACTTTTTGCAGTGCTGACAGCTTGCCACCTGCGGTTTTAAGCTCAATAAACCATGTACTGCCATTAGGTAGGCACACGATTCTATCTGCCACTCCCCGACACGCTGGAGAGGTGAACTTATATGATTTGCCGTCCATTTCTTTGACGACTTTTATTAAGTATTTTTCAATGTCTTTTTCTAACATGGCTAAAGTTTATCATTGCAAACTTTTCTTTGCAAACTTTTTTTGATATACTGCAATCTCA